ATGGTTCTCGTAGTATTGGCAGTTGTAGGGTTTGAAAGATTACCGATTTTACAGTTTGACAAAGTACCACATTCTAAACCAACCCCCATAGAAATTTTTATGAGTAAAATTTCCGATATTGAAAGTGGGGGAAATCACAGAGTCGTCAATCAGTATGGTATGATGGGGAAATATCAGTTTAGCCCATCGACGGTTCGTGGGTTGGGGTTTCGCTTAAGTAAGCAGGAATTCTTGAACAACCCAGAACTTCAAGATACCGTGATGGTAGCGTATATGAAAGCAAACCAAGAAGAGCTTCAACATCTGATTGACCGTTACGAAGGAAAAACTATCAAAGGTGTTAAGATTACTCGCGCATCTATTCTTGCTGGCGCTCATTTTGCTGGATCTGGTGGCGTTCGTGCATTCTTAACAAATACTAGTTATACTGGTACCGTTGATGGGAATGGTACAACACTTAGATACTATATGTCAAAGTTTAAAGATATCCAGTTACCAGCATTAAACACAGGTTGACAATTATGATAACAACAGTTATATTTATTGTTTCGTTAGGATTAAACGTGGCGTTAAGTTTCGCCACGTTTAATCTGTTACGTAAACTAGAAAATTATGAAAAATCAATAGAGGAGTTTTATTCGGCATTAAGTATTACATTACAAACAATGCGAGCAATTGACGAACGACAAATGTTTGAGAAAGACGATGAAGTAGGAACGGTCTTTGGACAACTGACAGAAGTAATCAATGACTTGCGTCCATTTATTTACGGAACCGCAGATGAACAAACCAAAAAATAAATTTTATTTTAATAAGGATACAGAGTTAGCTATAATAGAATACAATAAATCTACCGACAATTATGAACGAGAGATAATTTTTAAAAATAGAATACACCCAGCGCTTGATAAATTATCAGAAAACATTATCAATCGTTTTAAATTTCCATACATTGAAGAAAGTTTTGAAGACATCAAGCATCAGGTGGTGTCTTTTTTGGTACTCAACCTTCACAAATTTACGGAAGATAAAGGAAAAGCATTCTCTTATTTTTCAGTAGTGGCGAAAAATTATCTTATTTTACACAATAACAACGCATATCGTGAAGGATTACGATCAACTTATTTAGCAGATTCTACAGGTGAAGATTCTTTTATTTTAGAAGAAGTGTTAACCACCGCACCTGAAACCGAAACGACTAAAAGTGACGCACGAGATTTTATTAATCTCCTTGTCCAATATTGGGATTTTAATCTTACGAAAATCTTTAAGAAAAGAAAAGATATAGAAATTGCCAATGCCGTTGTTGAGTTACTTCGACGCGCTAATACCATAGAAAATTTTAATAAAAAGGCACTATATCTATTAATCCGTGAAATGACCAACCATAAAACAGTTCATATCACAAAGGTCATTAACAAAATGAAAGTACATGTACTTCAACAAATGAAAGAATATAGAAAAACAGGTCATTTGTCAGATCCTTCTATGCATTTCGTTTATAAACACAATGATTAAATATGTATAGTATGAAACCTTTATGTGAATAAATTTATGGGATTTGATACTGAAATTTTTGAAGGAAAAACACTCGCAGATATATTTTCTGATGTTTATAAGAACACGGAAAAGAAACGAGAACAAATAAATCAATTTGTGGGAAGTATGGTCAAACTGATCCGTACTCCTGAAGATGCTGCCGTACTGGGCCCTGTTATACAAAGTTTTCTTGAAGTCAATGTTAAAAACGACGAGCATATTGTTCGTCTTGCCCAAATTGCACAACGATTGGTGACTGTTAATACAAAAACAACTGATAACGGTTTATTGACAGAAGAAGAAAAAAACCAATTACTGAGTAATATTAAAGCTGATTTTGAAACGGTTATTGCAGAACAAGATGACATAGAAACTGTTCTCAACGGTAAACGATAATGAGTGGAAATCAGTACATTATTAGAAGAAAACAAGAAAATATATTATCTAATAATAACGCTCCTCAAATTAGAGCAATACAAGATCCCGTATATGAAGGAATTATTGTTGATGTAGTTTTAGATCACAAACATCCTTTATACGCACCCGATGGTTATAATGTTGGGGCGGCCAAAGTGAGAATTCTATCCATAGACAACACAGTACAAGATGAACAATTGTCGTGGGCAGTTCCATTTGATTCTACAATAGAACAATTACCATTAATAGGAGAATACGTAGTATTACACAAACTACGTTCAGAATTTTTCTATACTAGAAAAGTACCAATTGCACATAGAGTTCAAGAAAATGCGTTCATTGGTTACAATCAATATATACAGTTTGGTGGATTGGTTACTTCAGTAGATCCAAACAGAATAAATCCTATACGAAAGAAAAATACAGAAAAACATAAATTTGGTAAATATTTTAAACCAGATAGTAGAGTTCGTCCATTAAAACACTTTGAAGGTGATACAATTGTGCAAGGACGAATGGGACATTCAATTAGATTAGGATCTAGTAAAATTGACCCAGCTAGTACTAAACTTGCTCCTAATATTATTTTACGTACTGGTCAAGCATTAGACGCGGAAAAAAATGCATGTACTACTGATACAGTATTTGGATTAATAGTTGAAGATATTAACAAAGACGCAACATCTATTTGGATGACTTCTGATCAGGCGGTGGAGTATATTCCTAGTGTCAAAGGAATTGGTTCATATTCTAGATCCGTTAAAAAACCCCCACAAACATTTGAAGGTGCACAAATTTTAGCAGTATCGGATAGAATTGTTTTAAACTCAAGAAAAAATGAATTATTACTATACTCAAACAGTGGTATTCATTTAAATAGTTTTCTAGATTCTACTGTAGACACAGATAAAAGTATTATTCTCACAGCAAATTTAGATATAACACAAAATGCCGGCCGAAACATAGAATTTTTAGCAGATGAAGATGTTAAAATATCTGCCGTAAGTGATATATTTTTAGCTTCCGTAGAAAAAACGTCTATTGTAGGTAAAAAGATTCACATAGGTAGTGTTCAACGAGACGCAGAACCACTGGTTGGTGGAACAAGTTTATCCATTTTCTTAGCAAGATTAATTTTAGCGTTGATGGGAACAGGAATTCCTCCAATACAAAACAAATATCAAACACAAGGATTACCAAGACCTACAACAATATTACCACGTGTTGCAACAGCAGGTCCGGCAACAATTGCACATACCTTTCTCAACGGAATTCCTTGCGTATTAAATCCTTTAATAGTATCAGGATTAACACAATTATACGCAGAATTAGCTGCAACTAACAGTGGACAGGCGGCACCACAAATTACATTTTCTGGTGCACCATTTAATAGTGCAGATAATTTTGTTACATTAAGTAATGAAAAGGTTCCGCTTGAAAAGAATGAGTTCTCGGAAGGAAAACCAATTGACACAAAAATTAGTACTTGGGATTTGTCAAAACCTTATTATAGAGTAGAATAATGGCAGATTTAATACAAGACGCGTTGGCTGTATCAAAAACTCAATTAAATCCTAACATTTCTCCATCTACTGCGAAAGCGGTGGATGATGCTGCAAATTTACTTGCAAAAGGTGACGAACTAAATAAAAAATTAGAAGAATTACCTACAATGGATGAAATTGATTTAATTTTAAGAGAAAAAGAGAAAAAGATTTTTGATAAGAAAAAAGAAGCAGATGAATTTTTACTATTAAGTCCAGAACAACAAATAGAATTAATAAAACAAGAATTAAAACGTCTCACTATTCGAAGTATCGGGTGGCCTATAAAATTACTCACAATAGATCCAAAAATATTACAGGGCGTTGCTTTGTTTAAAAGCCTGAAAAAGTTAAGAAAACAAAGAAAAAATATTACTGAATTAAATCAAGACAGAGCGGCAAAAATTCATAGATATCCTATGAAAAAAGTTAAACAACTTAAGGAAAAGTTACCAACCTTACCAACATTACCAACATCTTTAGCAGAGTTACCATCTGTACCTAAAATTCCACCGTTACCAGTGGGAGGTAAGTTACCCAAACTACCACTTCCGGTAAATCCACCAAATATCATCACCTAAACACGGGAATTTTTTTATGGACAAGACTTTATTAAAAGCATACATTCGAACAATAGTAGAAGAAGAAGTAAAAAAAATATTACCTGAGTTGTTATCTGAAGCCGTAACGCAGATTAAACAACTTAGTGAATCTGCAAAACCCGCAACAAAACCTACTATTGACAGAAATCGGTTAGCAGAGTTGATGGGTATCACATATGATGGAGAAACCCTTAAAGCTACTACTAATAATTTGGCCGCAAAACAACAAATGTTTACAACTACCGATTCTGCAGGAAATAAAGTACAAATACCTGCCGATAGAGTTGATCCAACTGTGGCCGATGCAATTACTAGAGATTATTCACAATTAATGAAAGCGATGAAGATTGTTTAATACTCGGAGACAATTATGGCAAACGGTATTGGTGTTACACTACCTCTAAAAATAGGAAATACTGGTTATTTTCAACAATCGTTTGATACTCTGACTCAAATTAAATCAAATTTTATTAATTTGATACTTACTAGAAAGGGGGAACGTGTACACCAACCTGAATTTGGGTGTGGCATTCACGACTATCTTTTTGAACAATTAACACCAGAAAACATTGAGGGTGCAAGACAGTCTGTTGTTAACGCAGTCGAACGATGGATGCCATTTCTCGAACTAATTCAGTTTGAATTAAACGCAGATCCTATAGACTTGGACAACAATCGTTTACAGATTTATGTTGGATATCGTTTACGTATAAATCCAAATATTCGTGATACGATTATTTTAACGTTCTAGTTGGAGAACTTACATGGCAGTGTCACAGTCGGTCACTAAAAAGTTTATACCTAATACGAAAGACATTACATATTTAAATAAAAATTTTGCTGAGTTTAGACAAAATCTAATAGATTTTGCTCGTTCATATTATCCTAACACATATACTGATTTTAATGAAGCATCACCTGGTATGATGTTTATGGAAATGGCAGCATATGTCGGTGACGTTCTTTCTTTTTATATTGATAATCAATTTAAAGAAAACCTTTTTCTTTTCGCAGAAGAACGACAAAATATTGTAACAATTGCTCAAGCGTTGGGATATAAACCCCGACTTACAGCGGCCGCCACGGTTGAAGCTATAATATATCAACTTGTTCCGGCATTAGGTGTAGATAAAAATTACGACCCTGACCAAAGATTTTTTTTAAAAATATTACAAAACTCAAAATTCTCTACAAATGTAGCTCCAATTAAATCATTTAGGTCTACGGAAGATGTGAACTTTTCTGATCCAAATAATAGAACTATAAGTGTATTTGCCAGAGATAATATTTCAAATGCACCAACTTATTATTTAGTATCAAAACCAATTAAATTAATAGCCGCAGATATAAAAACAGCAACGTTTACATTTGGTGCTCCAGAAAAGTTTACAAAGATAGAACTACCAGAAAAAAATGTAATTTCAATAGTTAGTGTAGTTGATTCTGATAATAATGAGTGGTATGAAGTTGATTATCTTGGTCAAGATTTAGTTATTGACGAACGCGAAGTTAGTAGTAGAACTGCCGCGGGCTATTTACAAGAACAAGGTATAACTATAGATTCACCATTACCTAGTAAAATTGCAGAGTTTAGAAAAAAACCTCGTCGATTTACCACTCGTGTTAATACTAATTTACAATTAGAATTATGGTTTGGATCTGGTATAAATTCAACTCAAGAAGAAATTGTTACTTTAAATTCTACACAAATTGCAAATACAAAATTTAATCAAAGAATTGCAAACACATCCCTAGACCCATCAGACTTTTTATCAACAGATTCTTTTGGTTTAGCACCAGCAAATACAACTTTAACAATAACATATACCGTTGGTGGTGGCGTGGATTCAAATGTTACATCAAACACAATTCGAACTGTAGATTTTGTAAACGTAGGAAATAGAGCAACTGATTACGAACCAAATCAACAAAATTTATTTTCTCAAGTCGTAAATAGTATATCTATTTTAAACGAAGAACCCGCGACGGGCGGGGGGGACGCGGAAACTATAGAAGAAATTAAACAAAATACATTAGCATTTTTTAATGCACAAAATCGTGTAGTTACAAATGCAGATTATGTTGTTAGAACACTTGCAATGCCTGCTAAATTTGGTAGTGTGGCAAAAGTTTTTTTAGTTCGCGATGAACAAATAAACTCAATAGTAAGACAACGTGAAGAACAATTAGAACAAAATATTGACGATAATCCTTTTAACGATAGACGATTTGTATCGGATCCTGTACTGCCAAATACTATTAATTTATATGTGTTGGGATATAACGCACAGAAAAAATTAACAAGTTTAAATAGTTTGGTAAAACAAAATTTAGCAAATTATTTAGAACAGTATAGAATGTTAACCGACGATGTTAATATATTAGACGCTTTTATAGTAAACATTGGCGTTGAATTTGATATAATAGTATTTCGTAACTATAACATAAACGATGTATTGGCAAGAGCGATTGACGCCGTAAAAGAATTTTTCAACACAGACCGTTGGCAAATTAATCAACCAATCGTATTAAATGATTTACGATTGGCAATTGGATCCGTGGATGGAGTGCAGACGGTAAATGACATCAGAATATTTAACAAATATTTTTTCAAAGATGGTTTAGATTACCAAGAATATCGTTATCCAATTGAAGAGGCAACTATTAATGATATTATTTATCCATCATTAGATCCTTGTATTTTTGAAGTTCGGTACCCAGAAACCGATATCATTGGAAACGCACGTCAATAATAGAGAACTAACATGAGAACTTTTCTTAAAACGCAAAAGGACACAAGTATTTACGAAAGATATCCAACACGAAATACTGGGTTAGATGAAATACTTGAGGTCGGAAAAGTTATTACTAGTTTGGATAAAAATATAAAGTATTCTTCTGGTTCCGTTAGAAGTTTATTGTATTTTGACGTTTCCAACACTTCTCCTTATCCAGCGACTGCACAATATTATTTAAATCTTCATGTAGCTAATGCTAAAGATTTACGAAGATATCAAAAATTAGAAGTATATCCAATTTCCAGAAGTTGGGACGAGGGTAGTGGATATTTTTATCAAGATGTTGAAAATGCGGAAGATGGTGCTACATGGAATGATTGTACGGAAACTGTTTCGTGGAGTATGGAAGGTGGGGACTTTACTACAAATTTAAGTAGTTCTTTTACATTTAATGAAGTACCTGTTAATAACAACATTAAAATAAATGTAACAAATTTAATAGAGCCTGTTGTTTCCGGATCTAATTTAACACCGTGGAATGGACTGTTAATAAAATTCCCAACAGTAGATGAGTCAAATCAAACTAATAAAGGAAACATTAAATTTTTCTCTTCAAATACGCACACTGTATACGAACCAAAATTAGAAATTGTTTGGAATGATCAGGTGTTTATCACCGGTAGTTTAAAACCAATAAAAAATGGAAACATTTCTATATTACCTAAAAATTTAAAAGAAGCGTATACGCGTGGTGAAGTTGACAAAATATATCTAATAGTCAGAGATCAATTTCCGGATAAACGATTTGACGAAAAACAAAGATATCGTAATCAATATTATTTACCATCAAGTTCATATTTTAGAGTAAAAGACGTAGTATCTGATGTATACATTCATACATTTGATCAATATTCTGCCATTAACTGTGATGCTAGTGGTTCATATATTACATTAGATACCACTGGATTGGATATAAATCGATATTATGAAATTGATTTAAAAATACAATCTGGAACTTTGGTATTTTTTCCTGAATTTAAATATACGTTTGTGGTAGACAGTGATGAGTAATATTTTTGATAGCTACATACAAAAATTTATAGTAAATTTAAATAGAGATAATGAAGATATCATAACGGTATCAACAAGATACTTTTCTCCAGAAGGAGATGTGTATACGTTAGATACTAGAACAGTTGCACCAAACGTGTTACAAACAACGCAATCTTTAAATGAACTTCAACCAGAAGTTTCTACAAAATACCCATTTAAAGTTGTTACACCCGTATTAGAAGATGGTTCAACTTTGATATACTCACCATCAGTTAATACACAACCAACGGCATCACAACACTACTATGCACCAGTTTATTTTGAAAGAATTCAACCAATTATTATTCGTAATTTAAATAATTCATTTTCGGAATTAACAGTTCAAGGTGCAACCGAAGAAGAATTAGAATTATTGGGAAGTGAATAATGCCAAATCAAAATAATTTTAGAAGCGATGTTACTACCACAACTGTACCTAGATATACTGCATCTAGAATTGTACGGTTTCCAGAAGAAGGTGTGTTGGTTGAAGAGATTCCAGCAAGTTTTGCATATGACGCAGAAGATAATATTGAAGTGCATTTTTATACAATTCCGGCAAATGTATTACTTACAAGTTTAGTAATAAAACCAACAGACAATGTAATAAAATCACACATCGTATCATTTGCAGACGGAACGTATAAAAATTATATACAAATAGATTTTACAAAATTATTTGTAGATAAAAATCAAATAGTAATACCAGGTGATTATCGCATGGTATTAAACTTTTTTTCGGATGAAATTGGTAGTTATAACAACAGAACTTTAAGTATTATTGATGTTAGTCCATCTGGAACTGAACTTGAATTGGTATTTAATAATACAATTGACGATGTATCTGCCGTAGAAAATGCCAGATTGTTAAAAGAATTTGTAGTACGGTCCTTTGCAAAACCAGATGCAATTGGTATTGTTGAAAAAATATTTAAAAGTGGATTGGAGCTAAACGATCCAACAGAAGGAATAACCGCAGATACCATTATTGAAAATATAGAAGTGCCTAGATTAAATCAAACATATAGAAATACTATCAGACGTATAGAACGTTTGGGATTATTACCTGAATTTAAAACTCAATTAAATATTTTTCTTTCTAAATTGTTTGAAAGTATACGAGAAGAAATAATTATTAATGGTGATGAACGTATACAAGAAGATGAGTTAATACCCATTTTTAGAAAAGTGGCACAAAATAATATTGAATCGTTACAAACTTCACTTGATCAACGAATTATCGTAAAGTAATTAAAAAAAGGTACTTACTATGGCAATACAAACAACATTAACACTTAGCTCAGATCAAAATGGTACCGCACGTGTAACGGCTGGTACCTTTGTCGGTGCGGTCGGCAGATCAGTTACCGTAGAAGCTAGATCAAATGATCCCGCAAGATTTGTTTTTGATAAATGGGAAATTTACAAAACCGGCGTTGAGAGACTTAAGGATCACTCATACGTTAGTTTTAGAAAAGAATCTACATTAGCCGTGTGTACACCGGAGGCACAGGCAGAGGCTGTTCAATTATCTCAAACATTATTTACGTTTGGTCAATTTGGTTGTACAGATTGCGTAGTTTATTTAGATCAATTTGGAAATAGTTTAGCTCCGGCCGGCTATTGGGCTCGGGGTAATAATACTTATTTTGTAACTAATTTTGAAGGTAAAGTGTCAACTGGAACGTGTCAGCAAGAACCGCCCGCAACAGAGGGAACTTGTTATGATGTAAAAGTTAGATTGTCTGAGTCTGGAAAATTAGGAACGGTATTTTACAGATTACCTGGTTCAACAACCAACCAGTCACTAACGGTTTCATCAACACTACCAACGTCTATCTGTTCTATAATAACACCATTTACACAAGAAACAACAATAATAGAAATTATTTCTAAAGGAACGGCGTGTGCATTTAATAATGCGTGTTCTGCGCCAACTGGATCAGTACCCCCACCACCTCCTAGTGGCGGCGGATCAACGTTACTACCACCTCCATCGGATTCCACCACACCTGGTGACCGCGGGGGCACGGGCGGTGACGGTACGCTTTTATAAAGGTATAATATATGGCAGAAACAAACACAAATAATCCGTTAACCATTAAGGTTGACGAAAACGTAGAAGTTAAGGCAATTTTTAAAAGAATACAAAATCCACCGGTATGTTATTCTATAAAAAATTCATCCAATCTTACGTTTTCTGCATTATATCGCCCAGTAGGATTACCTAGTTCATCATCCGATTCATTTGTTACTGTTCTAGAAAACTCAACGGCATATGTATGTTCTACGGTTGCACCTATTATTTCTAATAATGATTTACTAAGATCACCAGGTCTCGCAACATCTGCTTCAATTACAACTAATGGTACATCTTGTACGGATAATAATAATTGCCAACCGCCAAATCCAGCAAACATTACAGTACGACTGTATGTAAAAACAAGTGATTCTCCTGACACTGCGCCTAATATAAATAATACAGCCGGTGGTCGCGTAGAAATTGCACCAGGAATATCTACAACATATTTGTCTACATCTCCACAACAATTTCCTATTTCAACTGTATTAAAAGTTCGTGCAGTTGCAAATAATGGATATTTGTTTAAAGGTTGGGAAGGTGGAACCATTGATAATGTTCAAAACGTTACGTTAAACAGTAATGAAGGAACAACAACACTAACTCAAAATATTAATCTTGTTGCTATATTCCAAAAAACTACAAGTCCACCACCACCT